TTTTAGATTGACTAATGGAGTTGTTTCGTTTAGATACAAAATCGGGGTCGGTTTCTTTTTGTCTGATTGTAGCAAATCGTTTTTGGATTGTCTCGTCAGATTGTTTTTTACCAATCATTTTTTGTCTCATCTTTTCAACAGATTTATTGGACAATCTTATGGTTCCTCCAGGACAGATATTATAGACAGGTTTAAGTTTTTCAATAAACTCAATCTCCTGTTCGTTTAGTTCTTCCTGTGTTTGACACTCCAAGATTACATCCAGATCAAAACTATCAACCCCATAACGACGCATTGCGTTATGTAAATGATAACCACCTCCCCTGACAGACAATTCACGATGTTTTCGAAATCGATAATCAGGGGAGTTTATTGTCTGACCGATGTAGAATTCACCGGTCAATCTGTTAGTTATCTTATACAGATACATGTCATTTACTTTATTACATATATTATGTAGTAAATGACAGAGTTTATCAACCAAATGTGCTGTCCGGCTCCATGGCAATGAAATACTGAACATCGTAGTTCTGATTGCTGAAACGAGACAACAGTTTAGAAGATACAACTACATTGTAGTTACCAGGAATAATCTTCAGGTTCTCTTCTTTAAAGTTGAATACGAAATCATTATCGGTCTCACCAACAATGATAGAGAAGTCATTCGATGTATCATTCTTCTTGTCACGAGATACAAGTTTGATAACACCATTCTCACCAATGGCAGATACATCAGGGAGTTGATAAACTGATGCAGCCTTCTTGAGTTTCTCAAGTTGTTGACTGGTCAGTTCAAAACATACATCCTCAGAAGGAAGAGTAATCTCTTTCTCAGGAGGTGCAACGATTACAGAAGGGTCTGCAAAGAAATACTTTGAACGTGACTTACCTTCTTTGATGACAACATACTGATCCCTTTCAAAGTCAAGGTCAGGAGATGAGTGAAGAGACAGACCATTCAAGAATTGGTTCAGGTCATAGATACCAAAGTCTTTAGGGAATTCTTCAGCAACATTAGCCTCGACTAGAATGTTCTTCATTACCGAGATTGAACGCAACTTACTACCTTGCTTGAACAAGATAGATTGGTTGATAGAAGAGAAGTTCTTGAGAAGACCAACAGTGGATTCAGACAGTTTCATAATTAAAATGTTTCGTAGTTACTTGTAGTTTGAGAGTTTTTACTGTGAAAGAACATTAGAAGAACAGCATAATGCATAATCTTCATAATGTCACGTTTCGGGGTTCCCTTCTTATCATAACGGGAAGTGTACTTAAGAATGTTATCTCGGGAAAATGCTTCCCCATCACCATGAGATGCCTCAATGAAATCTAGTGTTTGAATGTTTTCATCATTGGCAGCATAATGTTGACCATAGGTCCCTCGAATATACTCAAGAAGTTCTCTTACGATCTCTTCTTCGTTATACTTCCATGGTCTACTACTAACATTAAAATTTGGTTCAGGTTCAGTCAATTCAATTTTATCATCGGAGGAACGTAGAGGGGTCCATTCGTACCCCTCCTCAGGTAGAGAATTCATGTGGTCATATAATAAACTCCATGCAGTCATTCTATCAATCATTCTCCTCGTTGTCAACTTTAATCTCAAAATCTACATCGACTTTATCATAGAGCTCTAAGAAAGAAGACTTGGTTTCTTCATCAAACCTGTTGATACAGACTTGAATTGCTTTTGACTTATCGTTGAAGATACTGTATGCACGAACGATGTGTACTAGACGACGGGTAGAGATAACATCTTCAATACCACCATCGTAGAACGTCTTACGAATGATGTCAGCCCAGTCACAGAGATGCTTACAAAACTGTCGGTCTTCAATACTAAGGTCTAAAGCAATACCATCTAGAATTTTTTGTTCAGTCTTAACTGTTGGATACTCTTGTTCAAGAGTAATACAGAAACGTTCTAGAAATGCCTCATTGAGAACGTTAGTTCCAATAAACCTACCGTCATCGCTGCCTTTACCTTTAGTATTTGCAGTTGCAATAACATTGAAACCCTCCTTGGGTTGTACGAATTTACCAGTCTTCTTCAGGAAAACACCTTTACCTTCAAGAATAGATTGAAGACACAGAATTTTATTAGATGCCAAGTCAACTTCATCTAGAAGCAACACTGCTCCACGTTCCAAAGCCTCGATGACTGGACCGTTATGCCAAACAGTTTCACCATTAACAAGACGAAAGCCACCAATAAGATCGTCTTCGTCAGTCTCGATAGTAATGTTGACACGGATTAGTTCTCTCTTGAGTTGTGCACAAGCCTGTTCAACCAAGAAGGTTTTACCATTACCAGAAAGACCCGTGATGAATGATGGATAGAATAGACGGGACTGAATAATCTTCTTGATGTCTGTGAAATTACCAAACTTCACAAAGGTATCATCTTTTGCAGGGATAAGATTTTGTTCTACTACAGGAAGTGCAGGTGGACTTTGGTAGGTTTGTTCTAGTTGTTCTTGAACAGAAAGATTCCACTTACCACGACCAACTTTATATTCATCAAGTTTTTTAGTTACAGTCTGGTAGTTACAATCATTCATTGAACACCAGGCACGAACATCACCAGAGGTAACAGTTTCACCATACAGTGATTGAAGAGAAGTAACTACGTATTCTTTGGTTAGTGCCATAATGTATGTGGTGTGGTCAACAAAGCTAATATAGTCCAAAACCACCCGTAGTGGTGGGTGGTTGGGACAGTTGTCAAACTGGTCAGGAGATCAGGTTAACAAATTGACTAAGTACTTTTCTATTTAGAGACTTGGCCTTAAGATTTTTGGCGAATGCAGATTTGATTTTTGATTTAGATGCTCCTTCATCAACTTCAAACTCAGTGTCATTAATCAGACCACTATCCAACATACCAAAGTAAGAAGTATAACCAGAGTTCTTAATCTCATAGAACTTTTCTTTACGAATAACTTTCATAAGTTCATCACTAACTTCCATATATCGACGTAAGAAAGGTTTGAAATCATAACCAGAAGAGATACGAATACCAATAAGATTTACCTCTGGGAAACTTTCTTTTAGATTTTTCAATAGTAGTTCAGTGAATTCATAGTATTGACCAGGAACACTATAAGTATGTCCAGTCTTACGGTTACGAATATAATCACTAGGACTCATTCGAGCAATAGACATCTTACCACCCAAATATTCACAAGTTCTGAGTACCGGTAAGTGATTGGCTTCACCGTCAGTCAGAATAACCGTGTTGACCTTTTGTACATTATTCTTCATTTTGAATTGAGGAATAATTTGATGAAGACATACAAGTGCTTCATTCAATGGAGTACCTGAAAGGGAGAAGTTCTGTGGGGGTTCAAACCCTACATTGAAAGTAAATGAATGTGCGATTCGATATAAAGACAACATCTGCTTATCGAGTTCTGCCTTTCTTGTGTTACTAGTTAAGAAGTGAAGAAGATTGAAGTCAGGAGAAATTGCCAACAGATTATCTTTTACGTCTTGATAACTAATCTCTTCCCATGGAATTCTGTGTGTATGCGTGTTACCTCGGTCTTTAATATAGTTATTGGTGAATGCATATACGTCGAATGGAATATTCACCTTCTTACAGAACCAAATCAAATTAAAGAGTTGTTTCAATGTAGACAACATTGTATTGGCCATAGAACCTGACCAATCAAGAATAAAGACAAGACCATGGTTCTTACCATCAGGTAGTACATTTATCTTCTTGAATAAATCTTCATTGTATTTGTAGGTATGAAGTTTAGTACAATCCAGAACACCAGTCTTTGCAGTCAATGAACGTGAATATGCATCTGCAGACTTCTTACATTCAAACTCTTTTACAAGATAATTGACTTCTTTTTGAGTAGATGATTTGAAATTATTGTACTGACTATCAACATACTTGAAACTTACTGGAGGTATTTTACGATACATTTTTGAATACTCGTCCCAGTAAGGTTCTTCAGTAGAAAGTTTTTTCCAGTGTTCAGTTATCTCATTATGACAAATAGTATTTGAGATGATAAGTTTTTCTACATCAACTTCAGGAACCTCATAGTATTCAGGATTTCTACTTTGTCCAGTTAGACCATTGAGTTCTTGAGTTCCTTCATTAAATGCTTGGTCGGTTTCAACTTGAGGTTCTTTATCAACGGGGTCAACACTTGAACCTTCTGTAGAACTTTCTGTAGAACCTGTGGATTCTGGAATTTCAGCACCAGAGGTTTCTTCTTTCTCTGGTTCATTATCAACAGAACCTTCTTTGTTTTGAGTATTGGGAATATTTGCAACAGCCTCCTGTTCTTTTATTTCACCAATACAATACTTATAAAGAACTTCTGCTGCAAGAACTGCCTCATCAAAAGTTTCTGTTTTACCTACGATGTCTAGAATATCTTTTTCTTCACCATCATCAATAGGTACATTAATGAAGTTACCAATCTTACAGTAAAGATTGATACGATCAGCAAGATTCATCTCGGTCAGATCTTTGTCTCCAAGTTCAAAGAAATCTTGATCAGAGAGTTCTTTATAACCTTTATAGAAACTCTTTGCCAGACCAGGATATCGACGTTTCATCAACTTCTCGATACGAGCATCTTCAGTTACGTTCACAAACTGTTGAGGAACACGATCTTCCCAGTCCCATTCATTAGGTGTATAAAGGGCATGACCCACTTCATGACCCACCAGCATATCATAGACACTCTCACTAGCCCTCTTCCACATAGGAAGAGTTAGGACTCTATTCTCAACATCAAACTGTGCGGTTTCAATATCACGATTCTCAACTAGAAGATCTTCAGTTGCAAGAAGTTTGGCAAGTTGTGATTTGATTTCGTAGTTGACCATAGTCATTTCGTTTCCGATAGACATAGTATATAACAAAACCCGACCAAAAAATGGACGGGTCGTACAGTTCTATTATTGGCACATAGACCAATCCCCTCCACTTATTAGGTGAAGGGGACCTTGGTTGTTTTCTCCTGTTGAAGTTTGATTAAGGTTATTCGGTAAGAATGTGTCTACAGAACCTCCTTGCTGTACTGTCTATGATTTCACAATCTGAAATGCATTGAAAATAATCTGTGACTTGATCTTGTGTTTCCTCACTAGTTGCTTTTTCGTCCCATTGCCAAGATGCTAGTTCGTTCCGTGATAAAAGGTCTTTCATAATAATCTCCGTATCACTGTATTATATAGTCTACTTTGTGTTAGTTTACTAACATTTGTATATTTGTAATCTAACTACACTTTTCTATATTTTTTTCCATCTTTTGAGTGCTGCCTGTCTTATTTTTTCTTTTGTTTCATCACTATGTTTTATACCCTCTCTATTATTACCTCTTTTTTTAGCGGCGATACTCATATTCATTTTTGCTTCTATAGAATGTCTCGTACCTCTAACACCATTAGATATATTCTTCTTATGCTCATCTGTTAATTTTCTTCCTGTCATTGCAATTCTCTGTTTCTCATTTGTTTCTGGGTTTCGTTTCTTACCAGTTAATGCTTTACTTATTTTATCGCAAGTTTCTTTTGACGCTTTCCACCCACTTTTTCCATCACCACCCTCTGTAAGGTTTCTCAATATACCAGTATTATTATCCTTACGCCCAAATACACTTATCATATAGATTTCATGTTTGAGCGCATCTTCTTCACTGATATTATCTTTCAGTATAAGTATTCTTTCTTTTGGTGGAATGGGTACATGATGACTTTTATGTAAGTGTCTTCCAGATCCACACTTACCCTTTCCAATATAGTATGGTGTTGTATCTTCTCTTAAGTATGCATAAGTATAATAGTTTCTCATTACCTCTTCCAACTACTATACTATATATAATTATTCGATACTACTAAATCCCTTAATCTTGCGAAATCGAATGACTTGATCAAAATTATCTTCAATACCATCCTTATGGGAAATGACAAATACATTTGTATTTGGTTGTCGGTATCTAATAATCTTCATGAAGTCATCTGACCCACTTCCATCCAGACTACTATCACAAACCTCGTCCAGAATCATCAGGTTAGTATTGACAGAGTTTTTGACTCTAGATATTTCTCTCCAGGTAAAAAGTAGAGACAAGTCGATTCTCATCTTCTCACCTTCACTGAAGGATGCGTAGGAGAAATCTTCATGAATCGGAGATTCAATCGTCTCGGTAAATTCACTATCCAATGAAAAATTAATGTAGAAGTCCATCATCTGAAGGTAATTATTTACCTGTTGATTGATGAGTGGAAGATACTTTTTAATAATTTTTGCCTTGACTCCACCATCTTTAAGAAGACTGTATACGAAATCATGGTAGGAAATATTTTCTTTCCTTTTGGTAAGTTCATCATATGTTTGGTCAAGGGTACTTCTTAGGGTTTCTAACTTCTCATGTTCAGTATTTCTGTTCTGGATCTGACTGGTAACAGTTTGAATTTCTGATTCCAGTCCTCTAACCTGTTTCTGTAAACTAGAGATCTGTACATTGAAAGAAGAAATGTCATTAAGTACTTTTGTTGTTTCCTTGGTAAGTTGATTGAATTGGGATTCCCTCAACTCTTCGTCTTTAATTGCCTCTTGGAGTTTTTCATACCCCTCACGCAACTCTTCTGCTTTACTTTGGGAATCACTAATTCTATTTACACGAAAAGACTCCTCAATATCTTGATCACAGGTAGGACAAACCGTATTCTCGGTAAAAAATTTATGTTCTTTAACAATAGTTTGTATACGTTGTGACAGTTTACCTTTCACACTACCAAACTCACGAAGTCTTTGTTGGACTCCTTCAAAT